GCAACCGTGACCCGATTGCGGAGTTTGCTGACGCACTGAAGTCAGACCAGACCCGTGACCCGAAGGAGCGTTATGCCGAGGCTCGTCCGTTCATGCCGAAGCTCCGTACCTATATCCCTGTCATCGTTCGTGGTGAAGAGGACAAGGGCGTTCGTTTCTATTCGTTCGGTAAGACGGTCTATCAAGAGCTTCTTTCGTACATCTCTGACCCTGACTACGGTGATATCACCGATGCCAAGACTGGTCGTGACATCGTAGTTGAGTATATTCCGAAGGAAAAGAGCGATACCAACTTCGCCAAGACTTCGGTGAAGGTCAAGCCAGCTCAGACTCCGCTTTCGTCTGACCCAGCTCAAATGAAGTTGTGGATGACGGAACAGCCGGATATCAAGGAGCTTTATTCTGAGCCAACCTACAATGAGCTGAAGGTCGTACTTGAAAAGTATCTCGACCCCGATAATTCAGTCATCACTCCAGCCCGTGAGGCTGAGGAACCTAAGGCGGTGACCGCTACCGCCGCAGCTCCGAAGGAGAACGTCAAGAACGCTGTTGATGCGTTTGACGAGTTGTTCAACGATTAATTAACCAAAGACACGCTGTGTGCTAGGTAGCCTCAGAACTACCTAGCGCCTGCGTGTTTTGTTACATAAGGTACATATTATGCCACCAAAGAAAGCTGCTATCGCAGAAGATGTAAAAGCAAAAAAGAAGCCAGTCCCATCGGCAGACCGCGATGAACTGGCACAAGTTATCGCAGATAGCTTGAACAAGTTATACAAGGATGGGCAAGTCGCTTATTTCTTGGATGGTCAAGAGGAAACCCCGACTGATTTGACAGATTTTATTTCGACGGGAAATACAATGTTGGATATCGCAATCAGTAATCGTCCGTATGGTGGAATCGCCGCTGGTCGTATTACTGAGTTGACTGGATTGGAAGCATCTGGTAAGTCACTCGTCGGTGCGTCACTTATCGCAACCACACAGAAGCGTGGTGGTGTTGCGGTTCTGATTGATACCGAAAATGCAGTGAACGATGAGTTCTTCTCCGCAGTTGGTGTGGATATGAAGAAGCTCGTATATGTCCAACACGATACCGTTGAAGATATTTTCGATTCTATTGTCAACATAATTGAGAAGGTTCGTGCCTCTGGGAAGAAGGATAAGTTGGTCACGATTGTGGTTGACTCCGTTGCCGCCGCTTCTACTAAGACAGAAATGGCAGCAGACTTCAATAAGGATGGTTACGCAACTGCGAAGTCCATCATTATCAGTAAGGCAATGAGAAAGATTACGAACCTTCTTGGTCGTGAGAAGATTGCACTTGTATTTACGAACCAACTCCGTTTGAAGATGAACGCTCCTGCGTTCTCTGACCCATACACTACGTCTGGTGGTAAGGCAATCGGATTCCACGCTTCAACTCGTATCCGTCTGTCACAAGTCGGTAAGTTGAAGGATTCGGCTGGAAATATTATTGGTATCACCACGAAGGCGGTTATCACCAAGAATCGTTTGGGTCCGCCGTATCGTGAAGCTGAATTCAACATTTACTTCAATCGTGGTATTGATGACTACAGCAGTTGGTTGGATGTGTTGAAGGAGAACGGCATCGTCAAGCAATCTGGTGCATGGTATTCCTATGAGGACGAGAAGTTCCAATCAAAGGAATTTCCAGCCTTCCTCGAAGCCGACCAAGAACGTAAGAGTACGTTGTATGACAAGATTTGTGAAGCACTTATTATGAAGTATGAGAAGGACTTCGACCCATCTGCGGTTAACAAGGAAGCTGCAGAGGATGAGGACGAAGTATCACCATCCAAAAAGCAACTACTAAATGACTGATTTATTGAAGGTGTTTGATAGTATGCAGTTTGACAATAAGGACATTGGGTATAATTCCCGTGTCCTTATTGTTGACGCACTCAACACATTTATGCGGAGTTATGCCGCTATTCCCACATTAGATGAAGATGGTAATCATATTGGGGGAATGGCTGGATTTATGAAATCTTTGGGGTTTGCTATTCGTAGTTTCAAACCTACCAGAGTCGTACTCGTATTTGATGGAAAGGGTGGGTCACAACGTAGACGGAAGATTTATAAAGAATATAAGGCAAATCGGAAACCACCGACTCGTCTGAATCGTTCCTATGATATGACTACGGATGAACAAGAACGGGAGAATATGAAGTGGCAGTTGGTGTCACTTGTAGAAATGGTGGAATGTTTACCAGTTTCTATTCTTGCGTTGGACAATATCGAAGCAGACGATACTATCGCATACTTCTCAGAGTTGGTCACCAAGAATGGTGGTACCAGTATCATTTATTCTACGGATAAAGATTTCTTACAGATGGTAAGTGATAGCGTTAAGCTATACAATCCAGTCAAGAAGAAAACATTTGATATAGATATTGTAATGGAAACATATGGTGTTCACCCATCCAACTTTGTATTCTATCGTTCATTACTTGGTGACAAGAGTGACAATATTGATGGAATCAAGGGTGCTGGTGAGAAAACTGTATTAAAGTATATTCCAGAATTGGCTGACCCAAATATTGAGGTCAATTTGGATTTAATTGAACAGAAATATGCTGATATTAAAAAGAAGCCAAAGCTGGTAGAAAATATACTGGATAATACCAGTATAGTAAATAGAAATTTGCAATTAATGAATTTGCACGATGTGGATATTAATATTGATGCAAAGATGAAAATATTACATAAATACGAAGAAGGATGCCCTCCAATTCGGAAGTCGGACTTGACAAGACTGATGTTTCGTACTAATATTATTAGTAGTATTCAGAATTATGATGAATGGATAACATTTACTTTTACGCCTTTAGCGAGATATCATGGTAGACCATAAGAATTACGACAAGAATGTAGATACGTTGGCAAAATTCGGACCTAGTTTCCAAGCGAAAGCTGTGGCGGCTATGTTGAACTCTCCTGATTTCCTTGCTCAATCCTATGACGTTATCAATCCAAACTTCTTTGAGTTGGATGCGAATCAGTGGATTGTTGCGACTACGTTAGAATATTTTGACGAGTATAAGACATTACCTACGTTGGAAGTATTCAAGGTGGAGATGAACAAGGATGTCAAGGACGATACGTTACGTACTGGTATCGTGGAATCGCTTCGTAGTATCTTCCAAAAGATGAACGATAACGATTTGGATTATGTTCAAGATAGTTTCCTTGATTTCGCTAAGAATCAAACCTTAAAGTCTGCCATCATTAAGTCGGTGGACCTTCTGCAGATTGGTCAATATGGTGAAATCAAAGTTCTTGTTGATAATGCTCTTCGGAGTGGTCAACCCAAGACTGTTGGTCACGATTGGAAAAAGGATTTCGAGAAACGATTATTGAAGGACGCCCGTGATACGATTCCGACTGGATGGGATGCTCTTGATTCCCTTATCGGTGGTGGATTGGCTGGTGGTGAACTTGGAGTCGTTATCGCTCCGTCTGGTGTCGGTAAGAGTTGGGCACTCGCAACAATTGGTGCGAATGCATTGAGGCAAGGTAAAAAGGTTGTTCATTATACCTTGGAATTGAATGAAAATTATGTGGGACTTCGGTACGATACGATTTATACTGGTATTGAGCCTGGAAAGATTCCAGAGAATCCTGAATTGATTAAGGATTTGGTGGAAACGATTAAGGGTGAAATTATCATTAAGTATTATCCCGCTCGTACTATTACATCTCATACGATTCAGGCTCACGTTCAACAGATGGCATCGTTGGGATTCAAGCCAGACCTCATCATCGTTGATTATGCAGATTTGATGAGTGCGAACGCCAGAACCGATGCACGATATCAAGAGTTGGGTGCAGTTTATGAAGAACTTCGTGGATTGGCTGGTGAATTGCAGGTTCCGATTTGGACGGCTTCACAGACTCAGAGAAGTGCGTTACAAGACGAAGTGATTCAGGCGGACAAGATTGCAGAATCGTATTCCAAGATTATGACAGCCGACTTGGTACTCTCAATCTCTCGGAAACTAGAGGACAAGGTTCATAAGACGGGTCGCGCTCATATCATCAAGAACCGATTTGGTGGAGATGGTCAAACGTTCCCGATGATTATTGACGCAAGTGTAGGTAAGATAGAGATTTACGACGAATCCTCCGCAAAGGGGATTATGTTGAAGAAGCAGATGGAAAATGGTGAAACGGTTACGAAACAAAACCTCGCAAAGAAACTATTAGAGATGGATTTGGATTAAAAAATATCGTTGGGTAATCACCGATTTTTTCACGTAACACAGTAGTATTTATTTAACCCCAAACCCCTAACGATTTTGGAGTAAGAAGTATGCAACTAGAGTCAAAGATATTGTCAGAAATTACAACGTTTATGAAATATGCGAAGTATCTTCCAAAGAAGCAACGCCGTGAAACGTGGAAGGAACTCGTAGATAGAAATAAAGCAATGCATTTAGAGAAGTTCCCAAAGTTAGAAAAAGAAATTGAAGCAGCATACGAATTTGTGTATGATAAGAAGATACTTCCATCCATGCGGTCACTCCAATTCGCAGGGAAGCCAATTCAAATCAATAATGCACGTTTGTACAATTGCTGTTTCCTTCCAATCAATCACACAGACGCATTTAGTGAAGTGATGTTCCTTCTTCTTTCTGGAACGGGTGTGGGTTATTCCGTACAGAAGAATCATATTGAACAACTTCCACCAATCAACAAGCCAGTCAAGTCACGCCGTTATCTCGTCGGTGACAGTATTGAAGGTTGGGCAGATGCGGTCAAGATGCTCGTAGAAGCATACATGAAGGGTAAGGCATTACCAGTTTATGATTTCTCAGATGTTCGTCCAAAGGGTGCATTATTGCTCACCTCTGGTGGAAAGGCACCTGGTCCAGAACCTTTGAAGGATGCACTTCACAACATCCAAAAGATTTTTGACCGTAAGCAAAATGGTCAACAACTTACCACACTTGAAGTACATGATATCCTTTGCTTCATCGCTGATGCAGTTCTGTCTGGTGGTATTCGTCGTTCCGCAATGATTTCATTGTTTGATTTGGACGATGATGATATGTTGACCTGTAAGTTTGGTAATTGGTGGGAACAAAACCCACAACGTGGTCGTTCAAACAATTCCGCAGTTATCGTTCGTCACAAGATTGAAAAGGAAGTATTCTTAGACCTTTGGAAGAAGATTGAAATGAGTGGTTCTGGTGAACCTGGCTTCTTCTTCACGAATGATGCAAATTGGGGATTGAATCCTTGTGCAGAAATTTCACTCCGTCCATTCCAA